TCGGTATAATCCTTATGGCATCCCGACTCATCATCCACAAACCGAACAAGGGCTACTCCTTTCAGTTCCCCGTCCCGTACTACTGTCCAGTACCTCTTCTTGACGATGAACCACTCCACCCATTTCAGCATGAGTGCCTTGTCCCACTTACGGCAATGCCCAAGATTCCTATGGCAGAAGAGACCCACTGTTAATGTCATTACATCCAAGGCAGTCATCGTTGTGGATCAATGGTATCGGGGAAAGCAGAGGTCTTAACTGCTTGCAGGGCTAACCTGCCTCCGGCTGTGTGGGCTACAAACTGTATCTCCTTGAACTTATTCTTGCTCAAGAGGTTGTAACCCTTGATGAAATGACTCTCACGGTTGCTAATCGTTTCCGTACCCAAAAGCTCGCGGGAACTCCACCCATCCAGTGACGCATCATCTTCTGCATCCAAAACCGAGTCGGCTTCAGTGGTTAACCCAAGAATATCGTCACTCATGTTCTTCAGATAGTAAAACTTAACGTCTTGACTTGCGTTATAATAGAAATTCTCCAAATCAAACTCCACTTGGTAGCCGAGTTTGTCCGAATATAGCTCCTTAAAGTTGTAACCCCGCGAAATCACCTCTGACTCGTAGGTGTCAAGGTCATCCATGTAATCAGTGACGGTTGCGTTGCCTTCATCGACGTAATCGCGCCAAGTATAGAACTTTCCAGCTTCATCCCCGAAGTTGAGGCGGATTTTCCCTCCAAAAGCGGAGACTGCAAAGGCTCTCGGCTCCCAGCCCACCCAATACCCACTCCAACTCTTGTGTAATGTGTTGTAAACGAGTGTGATGTTGGGAACAGTGGAGTCATCCATCGGCAAAGAGATCATGTAACGGTTTCCGTAGAAGGTTGACGCGCATTTACCCCATTGATCTTGGTTAATCCGGTTGATGAAGTCGTCTATGGGCGCGGAGAGGGCCACTTGCACTGCTGCTTGGCTACCCGCCTCGATGTTGGACACACTTTGTATGCCTTCACGGGAAAGAAAGTAGACATCGGCTCCCACTTGCTGCACTGACTTGTGGCTGACGCACCCTACACGGTCTGATAACAGGCTGATCGTCCAATCAGAGACGTTCTGTGAAGGGTTTGCGTCTACGACCCAAATGCTTCTCTCCTTCAACACCACTAACTTAAAATCGTACCAAGGGCAGAGGGCAACGATGGGATCACCGTCACCTTTTGTGACTCGGATTTGATCCCCAGCAATATCCCAACTCTCTCCGTCAAGGACTCCGCTCACAAATACTTGATCGGGAAGGAAGTCGGTATCCGCAGAGCAACAGAAGAGACGGTTGGTATGGCTGGTTAATAGCTTTGGCTCGGAAGGTAGCTGGCTGACGTTAGCCACTCCTGTTGCAGTTGTGCCGGATGTGGGGGCAGTGAAAGTAACAGTGGGAGGGGCCGAGGAAGAGTAACCAGTTCCCTCAATATCTATGTCCACCCGTGCCACCCCAAGGTTGTAACCCAAGACGGCTGTTCCTGTTGCTGTTGGTGGGGTTGCGGCACCGCTTGGGGAATCAGAGATAGTGACAGTAGGGACAGCATCATAGCCACTCCCTTGCTCGGTCATCGTGATGGAAGTCACCTTGCCAGCAGTAATGCTGGAGCCTGTCCCTGCCGTGTCCACATACTGCAAGGCTTCGGAACCATCACACCAATACATCCGGTCTGACAGTTGGGCAAAGAAAACATCTGTCCCACTGAAGGTGGTTATGGCTGCGGAGAAAGCTGTTCCGTTTTTCAGGTAACGGATGTTCTTGACTGAAGCTCCATCGTATTCGGCAAGTATCACCATTTCAGTGGAGGTATTGTCCAGCACCGCTGCACTAATAATCGCACCAGCAAGGTCAGACACACCCCAAACGGAGGTGACAGATTCCCATGCGGTATCCACATCATCCCACCGCGAAGTCTCGGCATTGGTGGCTTCCTGCGCTGCACCCCTGCGCGTAACAAGGTTGCCGAACACATCATAGTCAATGTTCTTGCCAGCAGTGTAAGCCCCATCCTTAATTAGATTGCGGCGCACGTTACTGGCTTGTCCACCAGTGAATCCCGTATCCCCGTCCAAGAGGATTTGGTCATCTGTTGCGCTGTTCTCTAGTAAAGGCATTTATGCTTTCGGGCCGAAGTCACTCACTGTTCCATGAAAGTTATAGTCATCGTAGGTGTAGGGAATAATCCGGCTAATGGATTGTCTCTGTCCATTCTCCAAGTCCTTCATTATCTGCACCTGCGAGGCAGCTTCTTGGTACTTGATCTGTGCCTTGGAATATTGTCTAGCCCGCTCCAGCATATCCCCCTCGGCAAAAGCGAGTAGGGCATTGTCCACACCATTCAGAGCAGGGGTGTCATCGTCTCCCAGTGCTACCCAGTTCAGTTTGCCCAAGACAAACACGTTACCCGCCGTCTTCGGAACCGGAACAGGCTTGAGCCTACAGTTCCCGCTGGAATCTTTTGGCAGGTTAATAAAGTTGGTAGGGTTAGCCCGTCTACTGGTTACATCCTCCCACGCATTGGGATCAATTTGAAAGAACGTCATCCATGAGTCGTTCAGTAGATTAAGCCCGTCGTCCTTGCCGGACTCTGTGAATTTTAAGGCTACAGGGAAATCTACCTTCGTAGTAGGCGTGGAGGAAGATTGATAGAAGGTAATAGACGGAGCATCGGACAGGCTAATGGATGTATCTCCTGCGGCTACTGCTTGAGTGGCTACCCCCATTGATTCAGTCCACAACCCCGTGTCCCAAATCATTTGGTATCTGCGATTGATGAAGCTCTTGCACACTGTCACTGAATCCGTGTCAGTATCAGAGAGCTTCGTCGTTACAAAATCTGCTAGTTCAGTTAATGTCATGCTATTTTAAGATACCCCGTGCTTGTTTCCTTGTAGATCGTTCCGGTAGTAAGCCCCGACCCGTCCGAGCTTGTTGGAATACCCGTGGCAATCACTTCACCAGTTACCATCATGTCCACTTTACCGGAACTTACACCTCCGTCAGACTTCAGTGAGAATAACTCGCCTCCACTATCCTCATCCTCTATCTTCATCGCATAAGTGGTTGCATCATTATTGAAATCACTAATTAATAATGCAACGTCAGACGCGAGTTCTAGGCCGGAATGAATATGGAGCCTTGCGTTAGTTGTTGAAGGCCCGCTAGTGCCTATGTCGACATTGCCCGAAGAGTCGATGGTCATGTCGGCAACCCAACTACTACTGACTGTGCGTTTGAATATTAAATCGCCGTCTGAAACAATTGCTCGCTTATCGGCTTCATTTGAAGCGTGGGAGCCTCCAAACAACTTAATCTCTGCTTGGCCACCAACATTAGATGCCGTTGCCTTTATCGAGGGGGATGTGCCAACTACTTCAACCGCTTCAGATGGAGTGCAGCCTATGCCGACGTTGCCCGAAGTGTCTATGGTCAAGGCGGGTGTGTCTCCAGCAGCTCCATCAATGATCTTGAAGTCCCCGTCGTTGTTATCCATGCCAACACTCCACACGTTAGCACCTGTTCCCGTGAGTTCAAATTGGAGGAAGTTGTCTCCCTCACTTTCTAGGGACAATAAACCAATTGGCGCAGCGGTGCCTATTCCGACGTAGCCATAAGAGTCGATGGTCATTGCCAAGCCGCCCGCCGTGCTTAATTTCAAATTATTAACCCCTGCGACTATGCTGAAATCATCGGCATCTCCGTAGATTGCCCCACGTTGAGCAGTGTTCCCGCTGTCCTTAATCCGAAGTGTCCCGCCAAGAAGAAGGCAGTCTCCAGTTGATTGAAACTCTCCATCCACCGAGACAACAGTGGTGGACAACTTGAGGGCGGAATCAATGCCAAGACCGTCCTCGATCACCTTTAACGTACTTGTGACTCCGCCTGTCGTTGCGGTCTTCAGCAACATATCGTAGCTTGAGCTAATTGTTGATCCGGTTAATGCTCCCATATCAGTTTGCCTCTATTTGTTGTTCCAATTTATTAATGTACTTACCCAGTTGCCGGACGAACTCCGCCCCTTCATCACTCTCAACGGCATTCTCAAACCCCGTCTGATTCCTCTCCACTATCTCTTGAAATCCGTTCAGCTTCACGCTCACGCAACCTGCGCTCACGAGCAGAAGCAATGAGAGAGTCCACAGCTTCATCCTTTTCCGTTCTCCTCTTTTGCGCCATCTGCGCTCTTGCAATGTCCGACAAGGACTCCACCGCTTCCACTAAACGTGGAAGGGCGGCAAGTCCTCGTAAGGCTTCCAATATCATTTCTTGGCAGCATATTCCTTCATTGCGTCCACAATCCCTTGGCCTCCGATATAAGCCGGAACGATTATAATAACCGCGCTGACAATCTGTTCGGTCAAGTTAGGTGACAGGTTTAACCATTCAGTAGCGGCCACGGTCAACAGACCTCCAACGGCCATCCACAATTTCCTGCTCTTTAATTTCTCTTTCATTCTTCTTTTATTAGTTTAACTATTTTTACTCCTGTCCATATGCAGGTCATTAGCAGTAGGACAATCTTCAGAACGAGTTCAATGTCCGACAGGGACACTGTGGCAAACACTGTGCCGTTCACTCCGAATACCTTTACCCATTCCAAATCATTCATATCTCCACCCGATACATCTTAAATTATTCAGTCGGCTCCGGTTGTTTCTGTTGGAAAGAGAAGGGCTTCTCTATGGGCCGATCTTTTGCCGCAGCAATCTCGTTAATAATGCTCTGTTCCCAGTTGTTATCCTTCGCTACCTTTTCGCATATCGGTTTCACCCAAGCCTCATCAATGTCCTCAAAGGGAGTGAAGTTGTTGGGGTCAACGGCAGGGAGTTTGACCAGCGTATCACGGTAGCCCGATAAGCCGAGAACCTCATCTACTCCGGTCATTCCAACTACTATTTCTGAAACCACATTTTGCTTACCGTCTTTTTCGGGTAGCACACGCGCTTTACATCTTGTTATGCTAAATGTCATTGTTATTATTTGGTTGTTTGTTCCATTCTTCACCCGAGGTAATCTCTAAAATCTCTGAATGGGAGTATTGCGTTTTCCCGTCCAAAAAAGATGGGGTCGTACCCTTGAATTGAACAATAGTCTTCTCTCCATCCACACTAAAACGAAGTGTGTCAGAGGAAGTTTCAAGGACTTCACTAAAATCCACACTAGAGATTTCCGACTTATCAATTATTACATAACTCATGTTGGTACATCCGAACTGTAAGTTGGGCTGTTGATTAAGGTTCCATCATTCCCTGCGCTTCCTTGATCGGCAATAGTTGTTCCGCTTCCGCCGTTAATGTCCCCCATCCTCCACCAACCGTAGGGACTGTAATCGGTTAAGTCTGTGGGAGTTCCACTATTGTAGATGTCCTCAATATCGAGGGAATCTAATGCAGAAGTGAAGAAGGCTACCTCGTCTATCTTGCTATCAGTAGGCCAAACTACTTCGGAGGTAGCCGCGATAGCTATTTCTTTAGCACTTGCCGTCCCTGCTGAAATTGTGGCAGTCCAAGTGCAATCCTCTCCACCATCAACGTACAAAATCCAATCATACTCATCAATAACTAGGGCTACATGATGCCACTCCCCGTCAAGGATGGCTGAAGCACTAAAGGAGGTGTAGTCATAGGAAGAATTACTACCGTCACCCATAGTAAAATACCAATTACTATTATACCAATTTATCCCTCCGCGAGTGTCTTTATTGTACCCAGTGCCGTTATCTACTACTAGAACCCCTGTTGTATCAGTCGTCTTAATCCATCCACTCCAAGTGAATGCGGTTACAGCGGGGGTTCCAAAGCCAAGGTCACAATACTGGTCTACACCATCAAAATCCACGGAGTAATCGTTGGAGAATCCTCCTCCTCCACCCCCCGCAAACCGATATGGATTGATGATGTTACTCATTCTTTAAGTCCAAAAACCCAGCAACCAAACCTTGAGTCCTGCTGCCTCGCTGGCTCCTTCATAGGTTACATTTACTGCAACAAAATCGTCTTCATCCAAATCGTAGCTTCCTGCCGAACCGTCAAATGTTGTGGTCGAGGCAGTGTAATCCGATGAGGAATCTAAATCCGTATACAACATATCTGTCCCACTGGAGCTTGGGTCGTCTGCTCGGTCATCTAAATTTAACGTAAGGCCACTACTGTCTGCGGTGGTTAAGGAGAGTTTAACCTCCGTAACCGTCATGGCTCGTGGAACCATAAAGGTGGTCTTCACTCCCGTTGAATCAATGACTGTCGTTTCGTCCGAACAGGCTATGCAGATTTCTGCTGGGAGTTTAATTCGCGCAGGGTTATTGCTGTCCGAAGAGTCAGTAATGGCAATGGTGTCCCCAGCACTCCATCCACTAACATCACCCCCAGCCGTTATATCCGACAAACTATCAAGATCGAGGTCGAGACTACCGGAACTGGTTACGGTTCCCGATAAGCCTGTCCCACCTCCCACGCTGGTTACAGTGCCAGAATATTGGTCAGTGGAATTGACAGTAACAGTTGTGCCACTAACTGAAGTGGTAACATTTGTTCCGCCCGTAAAAGTTAAAGTACCACTAGAGGTGATCGCAGTTCCCGAACCGGAATCTGCCGCAGCAGTAATGCTGGTAACGGTTCCACTACCGCTAACAGCTTGCCAAGAGCAGGTTCCATCCCCGTCTTCGCGCAGAAACTTTGTGCCTCCGGCTTCTCCGGTAGACTTGATTTCTGTTCCTTCTACA